GTAAAGCGTAAATGTGGCGTTTATATCCGTCATGCCGACTACAGCAGCAAACGTGATTGTTTCGCCAGCGCGCAGGCCGAACACGGTATCAAGCGTTATCTGCACATAGCCGGTCGACGGCGCATCTTTAACCGCAGCTGATACGGTCCCACTATTGGGCGGCGCGGCATCCATTGCCGATAGCGCCCAGGTATCATCAACCTTTCCGGTTGTGACTGTAGAAACTGGAGAAGGCGCGGATTCTTCGCCCCAGGGCGTGACAAATGTATAGGCGTAGGAACGGGATATTGTCGCTCCAGTGCCGCCCGATGGGGTCACAGTAGGCTTGGTAACTGGCGGGGTTACGCCCAGCACGAAGCAGCCCGAAGGATATGGGCCTGTTCCGGCGGTCGCCGTATCGTAATCGGATGCACGCGGTTCGCCGTCGCCGGTGTAGTAAAACCGCCGCTCGGTGTTCCCGGCAATTGGCGATCGAGCCACGTCGACGTCGACATCCCATGCCAGCCACTTCTCGTTGCCGTCCTTTTCCATGCGGAACATGGAAACAATGTCGTTAGCAATGACAGGTGCGGCAACCAGCAAGGGGCCATTGCGCGGTCTCAAATCGCCGGACGTGAGGATACAATTCGTTGCAATTTGCGCCTGATTTGGGGCAAGCAGTTGGCTTGCGAGTCGCGGGACGAGGCCGGAGAAACCGGCTATGCGGAATGCGGTCATGGATATGGGGCACTGTTACAGCAGCGCCCCTATCGCTTTAGCTGGCGGCGGCGGTATCCGCTTCCATCTGTGCGGCTTTTGCGTCCCCCAATGCAAGCAGACTTTCCGCCACAGCCCGTTGAATCACGGTCGCGGCTTTGTAACCGCAGGTGGGATAGTCTGCGCCGCCGGTAGATTCAACCACGCCGTTTTTTACAAACTCCACCTTAACATTAACGCCATAAACATCAGCCATCTTTACAACTCCCATGTTTAAAATTTGGGCAGGATTGCCCCCTTCACTTACAACTTCATTTACCTGAATAGAGTTCGCGCTTGCTATATCCTTTCGATTCCAGATGTTTTTCCAAGTCTTCACGCTGTTCATGAGATAGCCCATAAAGCCCTTGAGTGTGGACTGCATACTGATGGTCTCCATCTACACAGATCGTTGCCGCAAATCGCACGGGGTTCCGTGTCCAGACGAGAGCGCGGCAAGTACTGAATGCGGTCGTTTGTGTCCAGACGATATCGAGATTGAATTCTCTGCCCCAGCTTTCATGGTTGACCATCCTGTTTTTTACCCTCGCAGGTTGCCCGTTCGTCAGCGCGCCTTTTTACCAGGCCGGGCAATATTTTCCGCCCCGGCCCATACTTGTATGCTCCGATGCGCTGGCAGGCTTCCGCATACTTTTCCGCGTTGATCAGGTCGATCAGGTGGGGCGGGCTGCCCGGCTTAGCTTTCCGGCAGAATGCGGGTACTCCGATGTTGTAGGCGAGGCTGATATAGGCGGCAAATTCATAATCGAATAGAGGCGCTGTGATGCATTTCTTCAGGCCGTCCACATACACCCCTTGGACTTCATCCATTAATTGAATGAGCGAGCGGACAGGCGTTGTTTTGTCCCCTAATTTCACGCCGGACGTGTGGCCGAATCCAATAGTGGGCACATCGCCCTTGGCTGGTACGTACGCAACTTCCCGGTAATTCTCATGGACCGCGATTCCGACCAGGGTTGATGCGGCCAGCACCATGGTTGCAACGGTTGTGCGTACCTGAGTAGGGGTTGGCGTGTTCATTCGAGTCTATGAGTGATGCAATCAAGTTTCAGTCTTGCGGTTTCTTTCGGATTGATACCTTTTATATTCGTGCATTCAGCCATCGGGTTAGCGGGTTCCGATTCGGGATCTGCCGGTTTCTCAATGGTTTTAGGTGCAGCTCTCTTGGGTTTGGCCGGTTCTTTCTTTTGTGTTCTGGTGTCAATGACTGGTGGATAGTCAGGCACCACAACCACGGGAATTTCTGTCTTTTCTGTTTTGTTTGGAGCCGTGCAAGCTGAAATGATGATTATCATCACGAGCAAGGCACGCATTATCTGTGTCCTCGCGGCCATTGCTCGATAATGCGGTCAAGCTTGTCGTTGAATTCACGCATGGTTTCGCGCTGTTCTATCCTGGATGACTTGATTTCCTCGCTCAAGCGCTGGTTGGTTTGCTCCTGATAGGTTTCGCCTCGCTTCAGGGTTGCAATATCGTTCTGCAAGGAGTTGTAGGTCGCCACGCCAGAGGCCGCAAGTCCAGCTACCGCAAGGATTCCACTAAGGGAAATGGCGTAATTGGACGGCCCCCGGCGCCTTTCTTCGGGTTGTTCGTCGTCTATTTCGCTCATGTCACAGCAACTTTATGAGAACCACGATTACGATGACAGCCGCACACAGCAGGATTGCGGCTGTCCATTTGGATGTCTTGAGTTTGTCCAGCAGAGAATCTGCTTCTGCATCCGCTTTCAGGTTGATTTCTTCCACCTTGTTCTTCCAGATTGGTGTTGGCTTATCCATTTCTTGCCCCTTAAATGAAAAAAGCCGCAAAAGCGGCTCTTGTTGTTATTGAAATATGAGTGTTACCATTGGATAGCGTCGAGTTGCGCTTGAGTTGGGGTGCTACCTAATGCGGTAATCTCATCCCGTAATTTCTGGCGTTTGCCGGTGAGCGCTCCATGCAAGGGTGCCAGCGCATTAGCATTGCCGATAACCAGATTAACAAAATCCGCTTTGGCTATTCCTCTGGATGTTGTCGCTGCATCAATCCAAGGGGTAGAGACCGTATTGTCGGCCAACCATGCGCGCGCCTCTGTTTCCTGTTTCGGCCAACTTGCTATTTCATCCTGCGGGTATCCGGCTGTGAGCGCGTCGACAGCCTCTTGATAGTCCGCGCTGATGCGGTCTTGTGCGCTGGCGATCATCTCGGCAGCGGTCGGCGGGGTGACTACGGGCGGAGTGTTCCATGCTGTAACGTAAGGCTGATAAGCATCAATATTGTCGATCAGCAGGTTAGCCATTGCATCATCATAGAATTCGATATGGCCATACGTATCGTTCCATTGCAGCGCCCGGATTGAGGCATCCAAGCCGGAAAGATCAACGGTCTTGAATACGCCGTCAATCCCCACTACGCCATCGTCTTTAATAATAGTCAGTCTCATTTTTCAATTGCCCCAGGTAGACTATGAATAAAAGAGTTAGGCATGGCGCGATGATTAACAGGGACTCGCAATAAGTCCTGTGTCTGAGCGCCTTGCTTCACCATTTCGTTTCTGAATGATTCGGTAGCTGCAACGCCCTTGCGTGATTCATTGGCTGTGTTGATCATCAGGGTAGGCATCCAGGCAATCGCACAGCCCCAGGTGCCGGTCTCCTGCCCGGTATTTACATCGACGCCGCGAACTTGGACATACCAGGGGCAGCGGTAAATTACTGTTTTGCCGTTCTCGATCTTTCCTTCTTCGCACTTTGCCCCGAGGGGGCAATCGGCTATTTTTACTTCCATTAATTTTTACTCGCTATGATCATGTCGATGTAATACACGGCTAGGTTTATGTTTGTGCCTGTAAAGGTGTGGCCGTGGGCGCCGCCCCCGCCTGTGTTCGCGTCAGTAGGCGTGCCGATAGGTGCCACGGCAGGGGCATTATTAGATCCAGTATTCTGACCACCTGCTTGGTAACCCCCAGTATGAGTGTGGGCTGGTATCTGCGCGGTCGTGAGCGTAGTAGTGCTATTAGTACCAGTAACAGGCTGTGATTTCATGGCGGTAGAGAAACCAATAGAGCCGCCCATCCCTCCGCCCGCCGTGTTTACTACCCTAAGCGCCCCATCGTTATACGTTGTGATCTGAGTCCAGCCCGTAGGGGCCGTTGCCTGGAAAAAAGGAATTACCGTTCCTGTAGGAAATGCGGCTTGCGCGCCAAGTGTTGCAAGCATGGCGGCAGTGCTCGCATCATCAAGCAAATTGCGTGCCGCTGATGTTAAACCGGTCAATGCCGCCGTGCCGCTGCCAGTGAAATAGGGTACTTGGTCGGCAGCAGAGGTCAGTGCCCCAAGGGCTATCAGGTTCTCATTGGACAGTGATTCTTGAAGGGCCACGTTGGATATTCCCGCTACAAAGTAATCCCCAGCCGCCCAGGTGCGCGCCGTGGTGCCATCCAGCCCACGGCCACCAGTGGCGATAGTCATGGAATCGGTACTTCTCGCGCTGATCTTTACTATTTCCCGGTTGCCTGAAGCATCCTTGAAGATGCCGTAGAAGTAATCGCCAGCACCAAGCGCGGGGAATAGAAGGCCCGTTCCGGCCGCGACAGTGAACGATAGGCCACTTGTGCCGCTGGGCGCTGAACTGATTGTGGCCTTCCCGAAGTTGCTAAACTTTAACCCCATGTTCTCCCCCGGCTGAGAATCGCAGTCTGAAGCGGTGCGCGGGTGTAGTTACGCGCTTGTCTCATTCCTGCTTGCCCTGCTTTAATCGTGAATTGCTGTTGATGGTAGGTTGCCATCGCTGGATTGCTGTACGGCTTCTTGGGCGAGAGCATCAGCCGCCCCAGCGCGCCCGAAATAATCCCTTCGCGGTATTCGTTGAAGATCGAGTCGTCTATGCCGGTAGCGTCAGGCGTAGGCTTGAGCGCCACGGTGAGCGTGAGCGTTCCGTCTGCATCAGGTGTGGGCACAAGGGTTAACTCAGTCGCCCCGCCGAGAACGTAGGTAGGGGTTCCGGTCTGGTTGCGCCAGTCATAGATCATGATTCCCGATTCGCCAACGTTGCATTCGATGGCCGTGCCCGCGAACTCAGCATAGGTAATGGCATGTACCACGGCTCCTGTCGGTGGGACAAACGGATATAGCGCCGTGGCTGCAACTACCGCAACGTCTGGATGTTGATATGACCATGCCAAAGACTGCTCACAAAAGGCGATAGCGGATTCACGCAGTGCGTTATCAACCATGGCGAACGGGCATCCTGGCAGATCAGGTACTACCAGATCGTAGAAGTCGGACCAAAGTTTTGTCATGCGGGAGCCTCAGTAGCAACAATCTGCATAAACAATGCAGCCCTGCCAGAGTTGGCAAACTCGTCATCTGTCATTTCAGCCCTGCCCGTCACATAATCCGCCACGGTTTGAACGTAACCAGCAGGCAAGGGGAAGGCGTCAGTCAGCGCTCTTTGTCCATCCGGAAGGTTGGCAAACTGCCCAACAAACAGGTCTGGTCGACGCTTCGCCAACGCCAACATTCCATGATTGGCAAAGGAAAGCAGGGTAGGGTCTGAATATCGAGTCGCATCCGTGTCATTCAGCGGAATGCGGGCCTCGTCCACGACTGATTGATACGTGAAAGCCATTATTTCTTGCCTTCATTGTCCAATTCGTACTTGCCGAAAAGCCCGACCAACTTAATTCGCAACGTGTCTACGGTTTGGCGCTTATCCAGCTTCTCGCCGAACTCCTTGGCGGCATAGTCCACCATCTCATCCTTGCTCATCGCGTGGAAATCCACGACCGGCAGGGGTTCTTCGCAGGGTTTTTCGTCCTCGGTCAGGTCGATAGGGTCATTGCCATCTGTTTCTTGCTCAATGGATTTCCAGGTGTCGGAAAATCGCAGCAGTCGCTCGGCAACTCCGGCTGTTACATGCCGAGTTTGCCCCGGCTCCCAATGCAAACCGATCCCGCGAATACTGTCCTGCTTCTTGCATGTCCCTACATATTGAACTTGAGGCATATTCACTCCTAAAAAATAGGGCGGTCTCGGGAGAGAAACCGCCCTTTAAGGCCCAACAGCAGAAAAATTAATGAATGCCTTCGGCCTGCCCGGTTGCAATGGCAGTCACCGCACCGGTTGCGAAAGTGGTGGCGGCTACCGTCAGCGTAAGGGTGATATACACGTCTTTCTCGAACTTGATCGGCTGAAACACGCAGCTTTTGCGCCCGGCAGCGGTCAGGAATGTCGCGGTTGCAGAGAAATAGGTGGTATTTGCCGTGGGTCCATCGGTAGCATTGACCGGCTCATAACCGATGGATGCCGACATTGCCGTGCCGCCGGTGTCCAGATCATCATTAACGATGTCCAGTTGGGTAATCACCATGCCGGCTGGAATGCGCGTCGGATAGTAAACATCGCCGGATGCCCCGGCAGTTGGCGAGACCGATCCCCAAATTACGAGACCGTTGCCATAGCCGCCCATCATTCGCGACTTTGTGTTTAAATCGACTGCTTTGAAAGTTGCCATTTGAATCTCCTTACTAATTAGTTAGAACGGCGGGACTATGCAAGCCCCCGCTCGGTCAGGGTTGATTACAGCGGAACGGCGGAGTCCACGGCGATTACACCGAAGTCGGTTGGAATCTTCGTGCCGGTGCCATCGTCGGAAGCAAAGCGGACTTTTTTGTGTCCGCACACTTTCTCACCCATCACTTCCAGATTGCTCTCGAAGTTATAGTAGTGCTCCTTCCACCCGAATTGCATGCCGCTGACCTTCGTCTTGCCGTAAGCAATGCCCAGCGCTTGCGCGCCCAGCAGCAGGCCACGTTCTACCGCATAACCGGCAGTCAACGACCCGTTGACGGTTTGCGCGCTCTCGGTTGCGGTTGCGGCATTACCGGCAGTGATAATTTGCGTGCTGTCACCTGGCATGAAGCGGATAGCCCGATCATTCTTGATCACCAGGATACCGTTCCACATGCCGACCTCACCCGCAAACAAGGGATGCTTGCGGTCCAGGTACGCCGCACGGTTCACGGCGTTTTGCTGGAATGCACGCAGGGAACCTTCCGTCAGCAGTTGTGAGTACTGATTCGGAGTTGCCAGGAATACCCACATTTTTGAGGTAGACGCGGCCCCATCGCCGTCCAGCTTGACTGATTGCAGCGGCTGGTCCATGTTGTCCAGCATCTTCCTGAGCGTATCAACATGGGACAGTTTGAAGATATCGGTTGAAACGATGGAGCCAAGCTGCTGGCCGCCTTGTGTCAGCGCCGTGCCGTTCACCACGTAATGCCGGTTGAACGTGGGCGCTTGAACGGAGTTGACCATGACCGAGGCGAAGTTGGCGGCGGATTGAAGGGGAATAACCCAATCCGTGCCAGCTTGCGCGCCGCGTGCGCCAGACAGCATTACCAGTGAGGTTTGCGCATTCAGCCGCGGGAAATAGCCGGACAGTTGCGCAAGGGCAATCTCGCGCAGTTGATACCGGGTACGTTGCTGGCTCATCGATCCACCGGCATCGACTACCTGGCTCGATAAATCAATCTTGATTTCCATCGAGGAAAACGAGAGTGTTTTACCCATGCCTTCCCGGTTGATATCGCCCATGAGAGGAGAACCGCCGATGGTGTCTACCAGATCCAGCGAGACAACATCGCCAGGGCTTTTCATCAGGTTATCGATACGGACGATGGGCACTCCGGGTTGAGTCTGCCCCGCAACTTTTGACATTGCTGCAGTCGGTTCGACCGGCCCCATCAAATTGTCCATAGCCGTGGTATTCCTCAACGTAT